TATTAAGTCTGGTAAAAGTTCAGCTTTTGGAGGACAAGATATAACAGGTTTTACGAAAAAAGCTAAGTATGATCCAGATGATGTCGGGGGTTTTCAAAAAACTACAAAACAACAAATAGTAAAAGCAAAAAATGGTCTTTTAATAAAAGGTAAACCAAAATTGACTAAAAAAGGTTGGAGATAATGGCTTACGCAAAAGGTAAATATTCACAATCCATATCTGATAGATCGGGACAAGCTTTTCCATATAGAGAAATGGTCAAAGAGTGGAATGGTTCATGGGTACATATATCTGAATTTGAAGCAAAACATCCACAACTAGATCCTAAGCCACATATGGCAGATCCTGTAGCTTTATGGAATGCAAGACCTCAAAGACCTGCACCTGTAACAGTATACTTGGATCCACAATATTGGCCAGGTCAGTTTACATCTAATGGAATGCAACCATCTGAAAGTCCTTTAGAAGAAAACAATAAGAGACAGTTGGGAACAAGAGTAGGGAGTGTTACAATAACAATTACATAATATGACATACGCTGAATTATTACAAAAAGTTAGAGATTATACTGAAGTTGGATCAACTGTTTTAACAGATTCTATTATTCAGGGAATGATTATAGATGCTGAGAATAGAATTTTTAGAGAAGTTGATGCGGATTATACAAGAGAATATGCTACAGCTAATGTAAACATAGGTTCGCCATACTTAGATTTACCTAACGCACCAAATACAACGGCTTCTAGAACTTCAATAATTGTAAGATCAATTCTTGTTTTTGATAGTAATCAAAGTCCAACTACAAAAGAATATTTAGAAAAAAGAGACACAAGTTTCATATTTGAATACAATTCAACAGGAGCGACAGGGGTTCCTAAATACTACGCTAATTGGAAGGAAACTACATTGATTATGGCTCCAGCTCCAGATGTTCAATATAAGGTTCAATTAAGTTATATATATTCACCAGATCAACTAACTGCAACAAATACAGAAACTTACATTTCTAAAAACGCTCCTGATTTGTTATTTAACGCAGTTATGGTAAATGCTTACGAGTTTTTAAAAGGGCCAATGGATATGTACAAAATCTATTCAGACAAGTATAATGTTTCTATACAAAGTTTTGCGTTAGAACAAATGGGTAGAAGACGTAGAGATGAGTATACGGATGGAGTGCCAAGAGTTAAAATTCAAGCGCCTTCACCGAATAATTAAAAATTTTAATAAGGAGAAATAACATGGCAATAGCACAAGCAGTATGCAACAGTTTTAAAGAAGAGATTCTAGAAGGAATCCATGATTTAGAAACTGCTGGAGACACAATTAAATTAGCATTATATACTTCACAAGCAACTTTAGGCGCAGCAACAACTTCGTACACAACAGGAAATGAAGTAGCTGCATCAGGACAGTACGTAGCCAAAGGTGGAACACTTCAATCTCAACAAGTAAGTTTAGATACAGGTGTTGCTATCGTTGACTTTGATGACTTATCTTTTACAGGTGTTACGTTGACAGCAAGAGGTGCTTTAATTTATAACTCAACCCAAGCTAACAGAGCGATTTGTGCGTTAGACTTTGGTTCTGATAAAACAGCAACTTCTGGAACATTTACTGTACAGTTTCCAAACTTTACCTCTACGTCAGCGATTTTAAGAATAGCGTAGTAAGCGAGGAGATTATGAATGGCCACATGGGGTTCGCAGACTTGGGGATTTGCTAGCTGGGGTGTACTCGGCGATCAAACTGTTGAACTCAGTGGCCTTTCTACTACTACAAATTCAGGATCAGTAACTATTGAGCAAAACCCTGGTTGGGGAACTCAGTATTGGGGTGCAGGTGAATGGGGAGATTTATCTTCTCCTGAAGCACTTGTAACTGGAATATCTTTAACAACTAATGTTACATCGGTAACAATAAATGCTGATGCAAATCTAACTTTAAATACTTTAGAATTAAATTCCACAGTAGGTGATGAACTTGCTGGAACATCTATTGAAGTAATTCCTACAGGTGAAGAATTAAATTCAACAACAAATACAGTTTTTGGTGGAGAAGTTGTAGAAATACAAGTAACTTCTGCTTCTAACGAGGCATGGGGAGAAAATGCTTGGAGTGATGGTGGTTGGGGAGTTGGAGATGGAAACACAATTTCTATTGGAGATACCTCTATTGCTATTGGTCAACAAGTTAATGTTACAGGTGAAGAAATAGCGTCAAGTGTAAACGATGTACTAGCAGGTATATCTATAATTGCTGAACCTTTGGGTGAAGAACTTACACCAGACTTAGGTTCTTTTTCTTTTGAATCTAAATACTTAATTGGAAGTGCAGAAGCAAATACAACCGTTAATTCGTTAAATGTTCAAGCTAATGCTGACGTTGATGTAACAGGAGATGAAATAACTGGAGACACAGGTCAATTAGAGTATGAGGCAACTTACTCTTTTGATGGATCAGAAGCAACAGCGACAGCTGGAGATGCTTTTGGTGGAGAAGTTGTAGAAATACAAGTAACTACAGCTTCAGCGCAGCCTTGGGGCGAGACAGCTTGGGGCGATGGTCAATGGGGTCAATCTGTTGGTACTGATATAGGCATTGGTGGAGAAGAGGTTGCCGTGCCTTCAGTTGAAGTCAATGTAACAGGAGAAGAATTATCATCAAATACTGGCGATGAATCCGTAACTGGAGATGCTAATATTTCATTAACTGGAATTGCATTAGATATACAACAAGGTGATGAGGATGCCTTTACAAATGTAAGGGTAAATGTTTCTGGAAATGAATTTGGGCCTATAGTTATAGGTGATTACCTTGCTGGAATTAGTATTTTAGTAGAACCTACAGGAGTGACAGGTACTACTTCAACAGGTATAATAGGGCTAAATGCGTGGGAATTAATTGACTCTGGACCAAGTCCTACTTGGACGGTAGTTGACAAGGCGGCGTAATAGAAATAAAATTATAATACTTAATAAAGGATAAAAAATTATGGCATCAAGTTATTCTACAGATTTAAAACTCGAACTTATGGTAACAGGGGAAAACTCTGGTACATGGGGTGATAAAACAAATGACAATTTAGAATTAATTCAACAAGCGATTGCAGGTTATGAAGCTATTGATGTTGCATCAGCAGATGTAACTTTAGCAATGACAAACGCAACTTTATCAAACGCTAGAAACATGGTTCTTAATTTAACAGGAACTTTAGCAGGCACAAGAGTTGTAAATGTTCCAGACGGAATTGAAAAAACTTACATCGTTGCAGACAGTACTACAAGATCAGGAAACACTTTAACTATTAAAACTGTATCAGGTACAGGTGTAGCAATTCCAGAAGGTAAAACTATTTTAGTTTACTCGGATGGTACAAATGTAAACGATGTATTCTTTTTAGCAAACGTTGTTGAAGATACTACACCGCAATTAGGTGGAGATTTAGATGCCAACGGAAATAATATCTTAATTGATGGTGGTAACTCTATAAATGATGAAAATGATTTAGAACAAATCAAATTTGCAACTACTGCTTCTGCGGTAAATGAATTCACTATAACAAATGCCGCAACAGGGAATGCCCCTGAGGTTTCAGCAACAGGTGATGATACAAATATTGATCTAAATATAACTCCAAAAGGAATTGGTAGAGCAACTTTTAACGGTGGTGGAAAAATTCAACAAACAGCTGAAAAAGTTACTACAGAAGCAACTGCTGCTACAGGCACAGTTAATTATGATGTTTTAACTCAAGCTGTATGGAACTTCACTACAGATGCTTCAGCAAACTGGACATTAAACATTAGAGGTGATGGATCAAATACCTTAAACTCAATTATGGATACTGGTGAGTCAATCACAATAGCACATATTGTATCTCAAGGTGGAACAGCTTATTACAACTCAGCTGTACAAATTGATGGTTCAGGTGTTACTCCTGAATGGCAAGGTGGTTCAGCACCAGATTCAGGTAATACAAACTCATTGGATACGTATTCATACACAATTATAAAAACAGCTGATGCTACATTTACAGTATTAGCATCTTTAACTCAGTTTGCATAATAGGGAGAAAAATTAAAAAATGCCATTATTAGGTACAAGAGGATCTGGATCATCAAAAGGGTTTGGATTTACAAGCGGTGGCGTAATTATTAGAGATCCATTTACAGCTTCATCAATTTTATTAGTTGGTGGCGGTGGCGGTGGAGGCGGCGACCGAGGAGGCGGAGGCGGAGCAGGAGGCTTTAGAATTCTTTCTTGTCAACCTTTTCCAGGAGCACCTGTAGTCGTAACAGTAGGATCAGGAGCAGCAGGTCAGTTTGGTGGAAATACTAACCAACCTGCAGGAAAT